TTGATATTGAAGATCGCGATTTTGTTTTAGATCATTCCACAACAGCAGAACAAATTGGGCGTTATGTTTTGGGCGCGTATGATAGCGGCGAATATGAAATTGGCAATGAAACTCACGCGGATCAAATGTGTTATTATGTGGCGCGGTATCCGATGATGGAAGGTGGTCTGTCATGTTAAAAGATATCAGAATAGGTGAAGCTTATGTGGGTGAAGACGGACAGTGGTACTATTATACGCAAGGTGATTGTGATGCATATAATCAAGGCGCAAAAGACGCATATTATAGCAGGTATCGTCACATTGAATATTTCCGCTCTTTAACAGACACACAGAAAAAGCTTTATCGTGAAGCTTACAATGATGAACCATTTGGCAGAAAGGACACATAACATGAAAAATGTATGGGTAATGAAAGAAAGCACACAATCAAACGCAAAAGAGAACCCTCGGCGTTGGTATTTCACAAGCTTAAAAAAGGCAATGAAACATGCAGAATTTTTGTTAATCTGTGACGGGTTTGCCGACAAGGTAAAATTTGAACCAAAAAAATATCACAGCTTTGTAACGGGTGATAAAGGCGACACATTCAAAATGTTTTTCATCACAAGGGAACACGTATCATGAACGTAAGCTTTTCAACATATCGACGCATTGAACGTCGGGCGGGTGGCATAGGTCAGCCTACAAAAAGATGGATCAAAGCTTGTTGGGGTGTTCTTCACCCCGACGCAAAACGCAGCCAAGCGCGAGAACTACGGCATGACTTTATTCGCAGCGTGTTGGATCAACGTGATGCAGCTTTGCAACAGTTTATAGATTGGCGGTTGTAATGACTAGGCATATTAGAAAACACATAATAAATGTCAGAAAGCACAAGCCGAGTAAAATATGCAGCAATGGCGGGGTGCTTGGGTGGTACAAACATTTAGACAAAATAGAAAGGGGTCTAAAGTATGAGATACTTAGAACGCAAAAAGACGCAAGAAAACAAAAGCTTTTGTGTGCGGGGGTGTAAGCAATGATTGAAGCATTGGACATAACAGATAAAAAAGAACTGATCGCAGTGTTAGCGGGTGAGATGCTCGATGCTCTTTATTATGGCACGATCACAGCACCACAGGATCTTTATGTGCGCGGCACATGCTGCACGACATACACAGAGGAAGGGCAGGATCGCTTCAATGCCCTGCATGACCTAATCGAAACAACAATCAATTCGTATCTTGTGGACGAAGACATGAGAGGGACAGCATAATGAAAAGCTATCTTAAACGTGTAGCTATTGCCACATCAGTGTTGGTCAACGTAATACTTGGCGGGGCAAGCAACCAAACATTTTCTGCTAGAAACAGAGTGTGGCAGAAAAACAACAAACCAAACCTTGTGTGGCTGATCGACTTGATCTGTGGCAAGGGACATTGTACAGAGTGTCATGCCTATTGGCTAGTACGCAATCATAAATGGTAAAAACAGGAGTATATACCATGACAAATCAAAACCAAAAAATTCTTAAACATCTACGTGCAACAAAAGGTTTGACCTTGCGTGAAGCAATGTTGGATTACTCTATCCAGTCATTCACCAAGCGGATCTCTGAATTACGTAAGGCAGGTTACCGCATCGATGGTGTAAAGGGTAAGCACCCTGTCACAGGTCAACAGTATACACGTTATGTTTTGATTGAGGAGACAGTATAATGAAACAAGCATTTAGCTTTAAGACTAACCCAAACGATGATCACTACATTGCAAAAGAAATGTGTGGCTTGTTGCCATACTGGGTGCGTGACTATGCGTTCGATGCATCACAGGATGACCTATTAGGTTACATGAAAGATGTTTATGGCTGTGGCAATCTGTACCGACTAAAGGGTACTATCAAAGCTGACCAGTACGTGTCACCATACGAAGAGGATGCACCGCTTGACTACATCGCACAGTCAGAGATTGCCGAAGGTACGGTGTACTACTTCCCCTATGGCATCATTGCTTTGCCTGTAAGTGACGGTCATTTCATTACGCGGATGGACTAATCATGTACAGAGTAACATTCAGAGATTCACAGGGGTTTGCTATTGCTTACTATAGTGATACATGTAGAGAACGTTGCATCAAGTATGCGACAGGTATATCAAAAGACGTAACATGGGAGATAACATATCATGCCTAAGTACACAGTAACAAAGAAAACAGACGCAGACCTAGCAGGTGTAGCAGGACGTTTAGTAATGCACTTTGTGGATGGTTCTAGCCTTGAAGTATCACTTGATGAAGTTAAAACTATATTGAAGGAATGTAACAATGCCTAACTGGTGTATGAATAACGCAACAATCACTGGCCCTATTGAAAAGCTTAACGCTATTGTTGAGGGCATCAAGCAAGACAAGATGCTAGAGACTATGGTTCCTATTGGTGAGTGGGAATATGGAAAAGCCTTAGATAACTGGGGTACTAAGTGGGATCTACAGGGTGTTGACTGGGATCTAGATGAAGCTAACCAAACCCTATCGCTTAACTTTGACAGTGCTTGGGGTCCACCCACTATAGCCTATAAAAACTACACAGATGATAACGAAGACATTATTATTGAGGCATCATACTACGAACCTGCAATGTGTTTCATTGGTCATTACGACAGCGAAACAGACTTAGACCAGTCTTATGAGATAGACTTTGAATTTGATGACTGGGCTGACGACATCCCGCAAGACTTGATTGACACTTGGGGTCTTGATGTTGAATATGAAAACTGGAAAGAGTGGCAAGAGGATGACGACGATGAAGAATAATTATAGCTTCAACACACAACACCTGATGCCTTCACAAGGCTATTACAACAAGCTTATGCGAGAGATTGACGAAGCATACTGGCTTGGCAATGATGTCGAAGCACAGGTGTTGGAACTAAAATCAATAGACGTTAAACAATATATAGACAAAGGAGAAACATGGTATCCTCTATTCTAAATCTAGCATGGTCAGCATTTATTCTTTGGCCTTTTGGATACATGATCTATGTCTACATTGCCTTCTAATAGCGAAGAGAATACCCCGTTCGATGATGTGACACATTGGGCGGGGAAAATGAGAGAGGAACAAAATGAAACTAAAGAAACTGATAGACGAATACCTAAGCAGCCACCAGTACAAAAGACTAAAGGGTAGCTCTCAGAGCCAATACGAGCGTCACCTGATGCGTGTACTAGATACTAAGGTAGGACACAAACATCTAAGCAATACAAACCTGCAAGATATCAAGGCAGGGATGTTGAACCGAGCCTATGAAATGTGGGTTGATCAATATGGTATTCGTTCAGCTAACTACATGAAACAATCCCTATCTGTAGCATGGAAATATGCGTTGCGTAATGACCTAGTTTTGCATGATCCTGTACGTGTAATCAAAACCATTCAGACCAAACCCCGCCGCCAGTTGTGGACACGTGATCAGGTTAAAACATTCTTGACCACAGCCTACAGCAAAGAGCGTTGGCATGGTATCGGATTACTGGTACACATGGCGTATGAGTGGGGGCAGCGTGTCGGCGACATGCGTAAACTTACATGGGATTATGTTGATCTAGACCAATGCCGCACAGACCTTACACAATCTAAGCGTAACGCACAGGTACATCTGCCTATCAGTCACAATCTATGCAACATGCTGCGCCAACAGAAAGAGATGTTTGGCTTTCAGGACATCGTAGCACCAAAGTACAACATCAAGCGTGGCTTAATTCGAGCATACCAAGAACAGGAAATAGCCCCTGCAATCAACGAAGTATTAGACGAAGCTAATCTACCACGTGAACTAAATGCACAAGACTTACGACGCACAGCTATCACAGAGGCGGTAGAGGCAGGGGTGGATCTGGTTGGCATTATGCAATTCTCTGGACATCAGAACCCCAGTAGTGTAAAGCCTTACCTAGTTAATACATTCACAGGTGCATCAAACGCACTAGCAGCAAGAGGGATCAACAACGATGACTAGTTGGCAGAAACAAAGAGCAATGGCATCTGACCTGACAACACATGGTGACTACCGAGGTGACTGCCCTTTCTGTGGTGGTAAGAATACTTACACAGCTACGATAGGTAGCGGGTCATTAAAATGGAATTGCTATAAGATGGACTGT